GCGTTCGGCACGAGCCTGCTGTTCCGGGGTGTAATGGGTCTGGGCTGCCAGGCTACGTTGTCTTGCATCCCGGGCAGCAACCCAGGCCCAGGGAGCGCGTTCACGTTCGATTTGTTTTTCCAGCATGACAATCTCCAGTAATATTCGCATATTATAGGCAGCATTGACATTTTGGTCAACCCCGGCTAAGTCATTGATTTAGCTGGATAAATTATCGGTGACGTAGACGCGGGCTTCGCTGACCGAGTAGTTGGCGTTGCCTAGATTGGCCTGTGGGGGCGGGGTGGTGGGTTGATCCGGCACTTGATTGTCATGCCCCACGCCCACGGCATTGAGTGCTGCATTGTTGCGGCTCTGGCGCAGGGCACCCACTAGGGCTTGCCCGGCCTGGGTGGTAGTGTCGGCCACGCTCTGGAGATACTGTGCACCCATGCCTACTTCGGTGTCGGTGCCCTGTTGATCCAGGCTGGCTATGAATGCCGTGACCGGTAACTGTGCCGTGGTTGGCAAGGAGGCCAGGTTGATGCTGGCATTGGCCCGGGCTGCTGGCGCCAGGACCCAGGCCCGGGCCATGGCGGTCCAATCTTGGTTGGCCGTGGTGACTTGGTTGGTCACGGTGGTGTTGGTCACGATGTTGCCGATCTCAGCATCGGCCGCCACGAACAGGGCCTGCAGAGCATCATCGTAGCTGATGTAGGTGTTGGCAGCCGGTCCCGTGGGTATGATCACAGTGGGTGGCGTCCCATAGGTGCTGTCCACCACCGAGACCATCTGCGCATATAGAGTACCAAGATTGGCTGTGGCCGAGCTGTTGATCAGGGTCAGGGCCGAAGTGATAGCGGCATTTTCCCGGATACCCGAAGCACCGGGCAAGAGATCCGTGATTAGGAATGTGCCATTGGGTCCAGTACCTTGCGCCAGTGTCTGGCTGTAGAAGTTCGCCACCGCGGCGGGTATGGGTGTAGCTACATTGGCTACCTGATCCAAACCTTTGAGAGTTTCAAGTCTGGTCGTCATAGCACGGCCGCCACGGCAGGTAATCGAGCTGAAGCTAGGTTCTTGACTTGTCCAAATGCCACTTGTATGGCTCGGTTGGCTGCTGCCAGCGCCGGGGGTATGATCTTGGCCAATTGATCGCAACCCAGCGGAACCAATGTACCACTGTTGAGAACCTGTGTGACCTGGCTGTTGACCGATCCATCATTGTTGTAGATCAGGATGTCACCTGCGGGTGTGGGCAACACCAGACTGGCATAGCTGGTGGGGAATATCTTCATGGGATCCAGGAGATCACACATGGCATTGATGTTTGCGGCAGACACGCCCAGTATAGACAGCACTTCTTCCAGTGCCGCACCGGTGACTTCACACAGTGCTGGATAGGCTTGTTTTTGCAAACGATCAAACTCCGTGGCCGTGAGTCCCTGGGGGTTGAACAGGCTCTGTTGATTCTGATTCACTAGATCTTGGATATTTTGCATGGTGAGACCCTGTGCCTGGAGAGCGGCCTGCACTGCCGGTAAGGTACCATTGATCATGTTGCCTTCCGCGCTGAGCTTGGCCAACAATGCCGCTGGTGTTCCAAAATCGTCAAAGTCAAACAAGTTACCCAGGTTGCGTAGATCCGCGCCCCACGCCGGCAGGGCCGGGTTGACTCGCATGAGATCTCCGGTTATGAGATTGTCTTGATTGGTAAATGTTGGGCCCAGGTAATCGTTGGCGTTGACTGCGCTCTGTATGACGTTGTTGGTGAGACTCACGTAACCCTGTGCTGCCGAAAATGCCTGCACAAACACCGTGGCATTGCTGACTATGGCATTGGCCGATGCTGCGATATTGGACAATATACCAGCATTGCCAATGGTGGCTGTCAAGTTGCTGGGCAAGCTATCACCCAAGCAGGGCAGATAGTTGCCCGAGACATTGGCTCCCAGCGTGGTGAGATTTGCCAGGGTACCACCGCTGATACCCAGCGTGATGTTGCTGGCTGCTTCATTGATCACCAACAGTAGATTACCGATCAGACCAGTGCTTTCGTATGTGGCCCGATTGGTGGTAAATGCCGCATTGACCGTGAACACGGTATTGGCGTAAATCCCCACGCCGGCGGTCAGGGCCAATGGTGTGGTAGTGCTGGATTGGGCCATTAGTTCACCCTCACATTGGGACTGCCACCGGCCCTGGCATGTCCACAGGTGTCAAGATCAGAGCCAGTGCGTATCACCGGAGCACCCGCGGCGCGCACGTTGGAACTGCCCATGGTGGTCACGGCCGAACAGTGTATGTCGCAACCGGGATTGCCGCAACAGGGATGGGGTGTGACCGGCCGACCGGGTATGACTATGGGACGATTGTTGACCCGTACCGAAGCCACGCCGGAAGTCACTATACCCCCGGCGGTGTTTGGGTCTCCTAATCGCTGCACATTTGGCATTTAGCTCATCAATATCTTTTTGTCTGGTACCCGGATCCCGGTGGTAGCTTCGATATATTTGGTGCGCACCGAGTCATCGGTCCGGGCATACATCGCGATGCTGTGTATATTTATAATGATGGGTTGACCCGGATCTGCGGTAAACAAGCTGGGCACCAGGCCCATGCCCTGGGGGCCAGGCCCCACGCTGACCGGGTCTGAGATGGTGAGTTCTCCATCCGTTTGACTCTCTATCCGGGCCACCATTTCTTCGCCTGAATTCAATTTCAGTGTGTAAATCTCTTTGTCTTTGACGTCCATGTTAGTCCCTGTTTAGATATTCGCGTAGTTCGTTGAATCCGCCTATGATACAGCCATCGATCAGTATTTGTGGCACAGTGCGGGCCGTGGGCACAGTTTCCAACAATTGCTCGCGGCTATAGCCGTGATCGATGTTGCGCTCTTCGTATTCGATACCGCGGCTGCGCATGAGATTCTTGGCTTGCTCGCAATAGGGGCATCGGTCTTTGCTCCAGATTATGGCTTTCATATGTCTCCTTTAGATCTGTGGTAGTTCGTCATAATTTATGGCATCCGACATCACCCCGATAACATACGAGGTGCTTTCGCTCTCTTGCAGAGCGGTTTGCTTTTTGTCGGTACTGGTGTGTTTGCTGAACCAGGGTATGGGTGTGGTGCGCGGCGCAGGTTCGGTGTAGCGTAGGCCGATCTCGCGCAGGGCCTGGCTGGCAGTATAGTCCATGAAGTCCTTGAGTATGGCGGCATTGAGACCGATCACGGGACCTTTCATGAACAGGTAATCGGCCCACTCTTTTTCTTCGCGTACCACGTCCTGATAGATCCGATTGACCTGGTCCGCGCAGGTTTTTTGGGCCTGGGCAAATCTAGCGTCATCACGCACCACCTGATTGATAATATAGGCAGTCCAGTCTCGGTGCAGGATTTCGTCCTGCAGGATCAGGCTGATGATGTTGCCGTTGCCGATAAAGATACGATTTTCTACCATGGCCAAGCTGGTGGCGAATGATACCATGAAGCGCAGAGCTTCCAAGGCATAGCTGGCATGCAAGGCCAACCAAATGGCCTGCACATGCTCTTGCTCGTCGATCTTGTGGCCCATTTCACGGCGACAGTTGATCAGGTAGAGTTCGTCATAGTACCGGCCTATGTGGGAGGCCATGTCTACAATGGGCTGTGTGTGATGTATCTTGTTGAATTCTTCCTTGGGTACGTTATAGATGTTGCGTATGATGTGACTGTAGCTCTTGCTGTGTAGATTGGTTTCAAAGAACCCCCATAGCAGACACAGAGCTTCCAGTTCAGGCACACTGACCACGGGCAGGAATATCTGCGTGGGGCCGCGTCCCTGTATCGAATCTAAGGCCGTCTGGCGCAGGAGGTTGCTGGTAAAGATATGCCGCACAGTTTCGCTGGCATCCTTGAAGTCAGCTGAATCCTTGGTAAGATTGACTTCTTCGGGTATCCAGAAAAAGCCCCGTGCCATTTCTTCAAACTTGGCGATCTTGGGATAGCGGAATTCTTCAAATCGCTGTATGGTCACAGGACCCTGTGGATCCAAGAACATCTGGCGTTTGAGATAGTTGGTGTCGGTTCGGAGATTGTATTGTGCTTTGCTCATGGCAGTCCTTAAAGTTTGCAGGCCTCGCAGTCGTCCTCACTCGCTATCACATCCTCCACAGCACCCACGGGTTCTTCAAATTCGGCCTTGACCCCTTGCTTGTTGATCAGGCTGTAGTAGAACGTCTTGAGCCCCCAATGATGTGCCAGCATGAGATTGCGGGCGATTAGCGTGGTAGGTACCTTTTGATCCGGGAAGAACGCAGGATTGTAAAAGGTATTGGTGCTGATGCTCTGATCCACATAAGCGGCCAAGACCGCGGCAGTTCGGAGATAACCCGCACAGTCTTTCTGATCCCACATCAGCTCATAGCGATTCTTCAATCTATGATACTCTGGTACCACCTGGACCAAGCTGCCGGCCTTGCTTTCCTTGGTGGAGATCAGGTTCATGGGCATTTCGATACCATTGGTGCTGTTGATCACCACTGAACTTGACTCCACCGGGGCTATGGCCATCAATGTGGCATTGCGCACACCATGCTGTTTCATTTGAGCGCGTAGTTTTTCCCAGTCCAGTTCAGGTGAGAAATCCGTGAGTTCGTTGGCTCCGGCAGCTCTGCGTTCCCAGGGGAATTCTCCTCGTCCATAGCGTGTTTTTTGCCAGTCCAGGCAAGGTCCACGTTCCTGGGCCAGTTCCACAGTGGCTTCGGTGAGATAGTAGGCCTGGTGTTCCATCCACGTCTTGACTTCGGCCAGGGCATCAGATTCACCATATTTAAGATTACGCTTGGCATGCCAGTAGGCCAAGTTAGTGACACCGATGCCCAGGGGAGAAATCTCGTCATTGCTGAGTCGGCTCTGGACGCTTAGAAAGTCCTGATAGCCCAGAATATTACATAGGCTACGATGCAACACCCGGCAAGCGCGGCGCATGTCTTCAGGATTGCGGAAGGCACCCCAGTTAATCGACCCCAGGGTGCAAAGAGCGATCCGGCCCTGCGGATCGTCCAGTCTTTTGAAAGGTCGTGTAGGTAAGAGGATTTCACAGCAAAGGTTGCTCTGATAGATGGTGTGATACTCGGGATCAAACGGACCCTGGTTCATGACATTGTCGATGAACACCAGGTAAATGCGACCGGTATCGGTGCGTTCCTTGAGTATGCCGCTTTTGAATACTTCCTCGGCGCTCATGACTTTCCGGCGCAGATCTCGTTTTTTCTCGTACTTGACATAGAGCTCTTCGAACCGTTTGGTATCACGATAAAAAGCCTCGTAGAGATCTGGTACTTCATTGGGATCAAAGAATGTTATGTTTTCTCGGTTGCGGAATCGGCGCCAAAAGAAAGCACTGAGCACGACGCCATAATCCATATGACGCACCCGGGTTTCTTCGGTTCCCTGATTGTTCTTGAGAACGATGAGATCGTCAAATTGATGATGCCAGATAGGATAGAACACCGTGGCCGATGCATTGCGTATACCTCCCTGTGAGCAGCTTCGCAGATCTCCAAACCACTTTTTCAGGAATGGCACCATGCCGGTGTGCATGATCTCACCACCACGTATGGGTGCGCCCAAGGGACGCAAACGGCCCACTTCCAGTCCGATGCCGGCGCGTTTGCTGGCATACTTGGCCATCATTTCGCCCGAAGCAAATATGCTATCAAGGTCGTCGTCACTGCGGATAAGAACGCAAGAACTGAATTGTTTAGTAGGAGTACCCAACCCAGCCAACACTGGAGTAGCAAGAGTAAAGAGTCCATCTGAAGCAGCATTGTAGTACTCCTTGATCAGCTTCATGCGTGTGGTGCCGGGTTCCTCGGCATTCATGACCGTGGCCGCAGCTATCATGTAGCGGACCTGGGGAGTTTCGTAGATCTCTTTGGTGGCGCGGTTCCGAACCAGATACTTTTCAATCAGTTGCTCGATGGCAGCATAACCATAGGCCTCGTCTTTTTCATGGTCTATGATGTCATCCATGCGGGCCCACTCTTCGGGGCTGTACCATGTCAGGAGATCCGCTGTATACAGTCCCACTTCGACGTTGCGTCGAACGATATCGTACAGGGGCGGTGGTTCGTATTGTCCATAGACATCTTTGCGCAGCATACTGAGACGTTGTTTACCGGCCACGTATTGATAATTGGTATGTCCCACGTCCGGGTTGGTTTCCACGTCTATGAGATCTACTATGGCTCGCAGCGTGATACCATCGATTTCCTCGGTGGTGATGCCATCGTAAAAGTGCAGTTGGGCCTTGATCTCAACCATGCTCTGGCTGACGTCTGCGATGCCCCGGCAGACCTTGGCGATCTGCCCTTGCCATTTTTCCAAGGACAGTGGCTCACGCTGTCCGTTGCGTTTGATTACAGTGATACTTTTCATTTTTTCCTATCTAATTCGTTGCTGTGCTTGTACCAGTGTGAACTGGTGTCGGGGATTTTTTGTTACGCATGGGTTGATATTTACTATCTGATCCGGGCACCAATTCAATATGTATTTTCCCTTAGACACCAGGACTAAATTGTTGTCTTGGCCCTCGGTCAACACTGAATCTGCCAGTTCCACACAGTCAAGCATGGCTACAGTATATAAG